ACCTTGGCTTGCTGCGTGGCAAGATCAATGACTTGCGCCGCCGTTAAGGTTGGCATCGCCGGTAGCTCCCAGGAGCGCCGCCAGGTGCTCGCGCTTGCGTACGTAGAGGTCGTACTCGGCCTTCAGCTTGTTCAGGCCCGCCTCGAGCTGCTTGCGGCTAGCGAGCTGCTGCTCCGTCAGCGCACGGGGCTTGCGGCGGTCGCCCTGGCCATCTTCGATCCTGTCGATAAGCTGGTCAAGCTGGTACTCGTCCTGCGTCCGGCGCGTCTCGTTGACCTGGAGCGCGTCCTCGATCGCCACAAGCTGGCTCTTGGCCACCTGCCGCGCCGCGACCATCTCCAGCTTGTCCATAACCGCGTCAATCTCAGGCTTGGAGGTCTCGCGGTCGAACAGGGTCTCGAAAACCATCTCGGCCCCGTTACCACCCAAGGGCACCTTCATCACGATGCGAAGCTTCGATGTCTCGCTCATGCGACCCTCCGGCCAGCGATAACCGAACCACGGCGCCCACGCCGCATAGCCCCAAGCTTGTCTTCACCCTTGCTGATGCGCACGTGGTCTCCGATCCGATAAACGATATCAGCCAGCGTCTCATACACGCTCAGCGGGACCGTGTAGGTCACACCTGCGTCGTACCTCATGTTATTGATGAGGATATATGGACAAGCGTCGATAATCTTGTCGGGGATGTCGATCGTAATCTCGACGAGCGGTTCGACGAGCGAGTGTTGCTGGCGAAGCTCGGAGCGCCGCTGAGACAGATAAGCCTGCCGCGCGAGCATCTGCTCCTGCTCATCCCGCTTGCGCCGTTCTTCGTCAACGTCCGCCGCCGCGACCTTGTCAATCGCAGCCTTTTCTTCGTCCGACAGCTTAGGCAAGCCAAGATCGGGGAAGAAAACACGTTTAGGTTCTGCTGTCGGCTTGCCTGGTCTGGCCATGGAATCCTCTTATGCGATAACGAAGCTGGCCCCAGCGGCGGCCCCCGCACTCACAAGGATCGGCCAGCCCGTCGCAGGGTCGACTGCAACATAGTCGCCGGGGAGAAGTTTGAGAACCCCCCGGCGTGGCACAATGAGCTGCCCAAACCGGCTGTAGGCCGCATTCACGGGGTTGCCCGTAAGATCGTCCAGGATCAGCGATGAAAGAGCAACGAAGTCGGTCTCCGTGATGCCGGCGACGTTAAACCCGGAGGCAGTTAATGTATTAGTGGCAGCGGTGCCGAGTGTTCCAAGAGCCATAGCAGCAAACCTCCGGGTTAATCAGAATCAGCCGAACACGCCCGCGTTGCTCGACACGCTCTCAAGACGAACCAGAAACTGCGGCTGTTTCAAGAACATAGCGTAGAACACTTTCCAAGCGATGACGCGTAATTGGTTATGTGCGTCAGACTTGTCAGGCTCGGCGAGCACTTTCACCCTGACATCGTCGAGAACGACCTGCGCATAGGCACCCTTGCCGATGAAGTACGTCGGGTAGACCGTGATGCCCGTCGCGGGGGCGGCAGGTGGCACCTGCGCGAGACCGATGCCCGTCAAAGTCACGGTCTGGCCACCCTGAAGACGCGTCGCCTGGCCGAGATAAGTGCCGCTGAGCGGCCCCTGTGGAGACGTAGCCAGGTTGTTCGTGGTCGAGCCGCCAGGCGCGCTGATGTAGATGTTGTAAGTGAAGCCCGGTGCCGCAGGAAGGGTCACATTGATCGAGCCGTTCGGTCCCGTGACGGCGACACCAGACTCGGCCTGATGGATTTCGCTCTCGAACCGCTCCAAAGCGGTCGATTTGGTGACGCGCACCACGTAAGTACCCGTCGCGAGGCTTCCCGCCGTACCTGCCGTAAGGCCGCCAAGAGCCGCACGGCCGGTCCAGGACTGGATCATGTTCGACTTGCAGAAGCGCACATGCTCCAGCTCGCCGATCTCGTCGTGGTAGATTTTCTTGATGTCCGAGTAGGACCACGCTGTCGTGACCGTCGCGTCCTCGGACAAATCCTGCGCCACGAAGGGATGCAGAAGCCCGACATAATGGGACGTGATGTTATTCGCCGCAGCACGCGCGGCCTGAGCACGCGGGTCAATCCTCTGAAGAGTCTCTTCCGAGCCGTCATACTCGGGAACGCCGATCGTCCGCATCATGGCCACGACACGCTTGATCTCGTGGCGATTGATGAAGGACGTGGCTGTCAAGGACGCTCGCGCGCCAACTGAACCGACGTAATTGACCTGGAGACCCGCAGCAAGCCCATTAAGCGTGTTGCGTTCTAGGAGCATTGCGATCTGGTAGCCAACCAGACGCTCCGCCTCGCGGACCACAGGGTGCTTGGTCAGGATCTCCATGACATCCGTCAAGATGACCTTGGAGCCCCACTGCTGAACGACAGCACTGACCTGAGAAATAGAGATATCTTCCTCGTCCGGCGGGACACCCTCCAGCATTGGCGCGTCAGGGAGGGGGAGGAAGTTGAAGCGGGTCATGGTATACGTGTTGCCCCGACCCTCGGGCATGTCGATTTTCTCGCCGAACGCGTAAGCGACGAGCTGCTTTTGCGTAAGCTCCAGAATCCTGTCCGCAATCAGGTTTTCAACGTCCGATTGCGTCACCGAGAACGTATTGACCGCCATTTAAGCCTCCTAAACGAGCCAGGCGGTCAAGGCGTCAAGTCCTGACACGGCCCGCCCTTACTGCCTCGTCAATCAGCCGCTCACGCTCCGCAAGCGGCAGCTCGCGCAGGTTGCGGGGTGCTTTCGCTCCCCCAGGACGCGCAGCTCCCCTCGGGTTCGGCGCGGCCACCGTCTCGCGCTGCGCACGCGCGGACGGAACTGGCTTCTTCTGCACGGCGGCGGCCCGTTCGGCCTCGACAATTTCCGCGCCGCGCAGATACTTGTAGATCGTATCCCTGTTCACATGGCTTGGCGGGTTCGTGATCTGCTGGCGGAACAGCTCCTCGACCTTATCGACATACTGCCGCCGCTTGGGCTCTGCCGCCGCGATGGACTGGAATGAAAGCCGGTCCTGCTCGACGAGCTGCTGCTGCTGCATGTGATAGAGAAGCTGAGCCTGCTGCTCCTGAGCCCTCCGAAGCTTGTAATCAACCCGCTGCTCCGGCGTCATGCGCGCCAGAAGCTGCTCCTCATTCTGCTGCTCGAACTGAGCCTGTCTCTGCCGCTCAGCCTCGCGCATCTCGGCTATCTGCCGCTCCAGCGCGTCGGCGCGCAGCCGGGCCTCGCGAGCAGCATTGACCGCCTCTTGCACCCGCTTGCTAGCCGGGTTCGGCCTGCGCTGCGGAGGCGGCTCGTCCTGGGGCTCGGCAGCTAGTACTTCGCCGCCATCATCCCCATCTTCTTGCCGTTCTTCTTCGTGCCCTTCGTCCGGCCCGACATCTCCTTGTCCGCCATCGCCATCATCGGCTTCGGCGATTTCGAGGTCATTGGGGTCTGCGAAGTTTTCTTCACCGTCTTCGGGAAGCCCTTGGGCGATTTCATTGATCAGCCTCGGATCACGGGGGTTCATCTTAACCTCTACTGTACGTGACGTGTACGAACGACATGCGCGTAACGTGCGCGGACGCCGGCAGTAACGCTTGCCAAGCGAGTGGTATATATTTACCGCTTCTTTTTAGATTTGCAAAGGCGCTCGTAGCGCCGATTATTGCGATCGATCTGAATTTTCTGCCACCTCGGATTTCCAGGATGCCATTGCACGGGCTCGTAGCCCCGGCAGAAGGTCAACTGGCGCGCTGGCGGGATCTGCTCCGGCGCGAGAGCGAAGCAGAAGAGCACACAGACCGTCGTAATCACGGATCATCCCGCCTGTACTTCTGTAGAAAAGCACTGTCGTCCTGCAAGCGCGCGTGAATTTCGTCGGTTTCGGCGTCAACCACTTCGCGGAGAGCGTTCTCCCGCTCCTGTTCAGCCAAGGCGTCCGCGACGGCCTCTTTCCGGCCCTGTTCACGAAAAAAGCGCTCGCGGAGATGGCCCGCGAGCGCTTTAATCAGTCTCACGACGGTGAGAACGATCGATAGGACGGTCGAAATCACGTCTTAGCCAGCCAGGTCCTGATCACGCCGAAAAGCGGCCAAACAGTCGAAATCACCGTGACTACGGCACCCCCAATCGACATCCAAAGCTCTTCCGATCCAACGCCAAAGGCAGCCAGGATCATGCCCAGCGCCGCAAACAGCGACCGCAGAGCGTCCATAAGCTTGTTCTTGGCCGCGTCATCCATGTCCGGTCCTCACTTCAGAGAGCTGCGCCTGCCAACCAGGTCGAAAAACGGCTTCAAACCCTCGATCTGACTGTTCAGGCGCGTAATCTTACCTTGAATTTCTGACTTTTTCGAGACCAAAAGCTCCATCTCGGCGTCCAGAAGCTCCTTCAAGCGCTTGATTTTGTCAACGTAGAACGCTGTCTGGCCCTCCAGCTCAGCCAAGAGTGCCATTTTCTCTTCTTCAAGTGTCATGGGAACCCCGCCAAGGACATAAAGAAGGTCATGAAGATCACCGTCGCGCCGATCAGGCCCGCCGCAAGCACGGCAAGGGCGAGAAACAGTAGAAGTGGAAGCTCATTTGCGTTTTTTCGGTCCATTTTTGCCCTTCTTGGATAGCCCCGCCTTGGAATACGCGATGGCAATGGCCTGCTTCTGAGGCTTACCCGCGTGCATTTCCGTCCGGATGTTCTCAGAGATGACTTTTTTCGACTTCCCAGCTCGTAATGGCATCCTGCTCCCCCATCACTTGCCCCCCAGGCTCCTATACGCGGCCCGCAAGAGCTTGGCGTATCTAGTCACCTGCCCTGCGCCATTATACCCGCGCGCGAAGCCTGCCCAGTCCTTCCGCCTCAGATCATCGTCCAGCCGGTTCACCTGGATGAACTTCACGAACGCACGGAGCTGCGGCGGCTCGCCCGTCAGGAAATTCTCGACCATGAACTTCGCCGAGCGGTAGCCCACTACCGCATAATTCTCCCCGAGGATCTGCGGGCCGCCCCAAGACGCCGCACGGAGCGCGGCTTCCTCATCGATCTTCATGGCCTCCAGGAGACGAGGATAGCTGTCCTGCGGGTAGCTGTTCCGCCAGCGGGCATAGGCCAGCCCCGCATCGATCGCACGGATAAGTTTAGCACGGCTGGTCTTCAGCTGGCGATAGAACACGTGCGGCTCGAACAGCATCGTCAGCCGCCCCTTACTGTCATAAGACCTGGCCCGGCTCTCAACCTTCCAGACCGCCTTGAGCGCGGCAAGCGGCACCTTCAAAGCATCAGCAGCGGCCTCGAAGTCCTCCGGCTTCAGGGCCTCGGCCTTCAAATTTTCGAGAACCATTTGACCTGCTCCAGGCACGGGGCTATATCAGGCGCGTGGGTGTCTTCCTTTCCGCCCACGCGTTTCCTCCCTAAGACAAACTGGCGGCCTACGGGCCGCCTTTTTTGCCATCATATGCCCCACTTAGCCGTGAGGTAAGCCTCGGCTAAGGCTATGTCCGGCGCACTCATGACGCCCGCGTACCAGAGAAGCTCCCCAAGCGCGGCCGGTCCGAGAAATGTGTTCGACCGGCCGAGGATCAAGTCGCCCCCGCCGTTAGCCGTCGTCCCCACGCCACCGTTCTTGTCCACCCCATTCACGAAATGATAGGCCTTCGTCGCGTCGTACACGCACCGGTAAACAACCAGGACCGCGTCGGAAAGCGCCCCCGCGTCCGAGGCCGTCGTCGATAGAGAGCCGAAGAGCTGCGCGGCTCCTGCCGTCGTAAGCTGCACCCGCCAGCCCGAGCCGATTGTCGCCGAAAAGAGAAACTTGCTAGCCGCGTAGGTATGCATGACCACAGCTAGCACGGTGAACGTGGCAACGCCGGTAGGTACGATCGAAGTTAGAAATTGCGGAATAACCGACCACTTCACGCACGGGCGGCCGTTCAGGCCCGTAGCGTCATAGGCAGGCTGCTGCGCCGCTGTCCCATTCGTCGCGGCTCCGCCCGCCGAACCTTTGTTCCCCCAGGACGCAACGCTGGACCCATTAAAGATGAACGTCGAACCGTCCTGCGCGTCGAACCAGCCGGTCAGAGACGCGCCCAAGCTGGCGGGTGTCCATCCTGGATCGCCCGTCGCGAACATGCGAAGCACCCGCTTGTAGTAGTCGTCCATATCTCATCCGAGATTAGGGTCCACTGCCACTGAGACGACCGCCGCGCCCGCGACCATCACGAGCCCCGTCGTGAACTGGAAGAGGGGGAGAGCGATGGTGTCCATAGCTGCCGACGGCGTCGCGGGGGACTGCGTCGTGATGATCTTGTTCGCAGCCGAGGCCGAGCCCGTGGCGTCCGTGTCGTGAAACGCGACAGACGCGCCCGCCGAGTGCATGCAGACCACGGCAAGCGTTCCCGCCCCCTTAGTCAGCAGCACGGTGCCAGTCTGATTAAGATAAGTTCTCTGCATGGCTCTATCCCAAAAGTACTCTCTCGTGCTCGAAGCTCACTCGATACAGTCCGCTCTTGTTTGTAAGCTGGCTCCCGCTATGCAGTCCGCTCGCGTTACCTAGCTACTGGTTCATAGCCGCGTTGCGCTGCGGACGCGGCTGTACGCCCGCTCCCTTGAGCTGGTCCTGCGGGATCATGCCCGCTGGCCGCTGCCCTCCTGGAGGGGCCTCTGGCTGGCCTCCAGGGCGAGGCTGCCCAGGCTGTCCAGGAATGCCTGCGCCTTGCGGCGGCGTGCCCGGCGAGCCGAGCATGCCTGCGATGTCCGCGTGCTTGCGCATCAGCTCCGTAGCCTGTGCCCCTGGCGGGAGGTTCATCAGGGACTCGAAGATGCGCGGAGCCATGCGCGGACCGAACACCCCCAGGGTCATGGCATTGATCGCAGGCTCCAGGTTCAGCCTGTAGCCTGGATAGAGCGCGGGAGGGATGCCCCTGAGCACGTTCAGAGCCGCGATCTGGTTCTGAGCCTGCTGCGCGTTCCTCGTCGCCTCGACCCCATACCACGTAAATGTGGCCGTCTTGAAAATTAAATTGGGGGGCACCTTCACAAGTGCGCGATCAGCCCCGTTGGCCATCGAACTTTCAAGGAGTATCGCCTCCTGCCGGAACTGATGGTCCAGCTCCAGGAAATAAGTCAGGAGGCGCGTCAGCACCTGCTCTTCGAGCACGGCGACAGACGCCGCCGTCGTCAGGACCTCAACGTCCTGCTCCTGCGCCAGCTCCGCCTGGTTAGGTTTCTTAGCAGACGCCACCTGCGTCATCATGGACGGGTTGACGCTGAGGGTCTGCATGACCTGCGCACGGGCCAGCTCAATGATAGCCAGCCCGTCCTTCCACAACGGCGGGAACTGGGCAAACTGCGTGTCGGCTGGTGAAGTCTCCCATATGGCCCCCATCGTCAGGATCATAGCGTCGATGTTGGGGTTCTTCTGCGGGTCCGTCATAGTGATCGGCACGAGGGCATACTGCGCGCTGTCCATGGAAATGTTCAGCGCGTCGTTGGCCAGCACCTGAAAGTCCACCGCGAGGTCCACAGGAGGCTTGCCCTTGAACACCCCCGCCTGCCGCCGGAGCGGAACCGAAATCAGCGGGCAGCGGTCAGACCAGTAAGGACAGCGCCGCACGGAGAGTATCTGCGTTTTGTCGGCCATGTACGCCCGGCATAGCCTGCGCTCGCCGTCGATGTAGAGATTCAGCCATATCTCCCACACGACCGCGTAGACCCCGCGCCCGTCCTTGCGCACCCCTGCCGCCGCCAGCCGGTTAGACTCGTCGGGTATCTTATACTGGCTCGACTCATCGACCGTCATGGACCGCAAGAGCTGCCGCCCCGCCCGCTTCTCGATCTCACGGGTTGAGATTTTCTGCCTCACGTCCGCCCGCGTCCACCGGCGCACGATGCACACCGCCCCGCCCCTGGCGAGCGCGTCCTCGACGGAAGAGGCTGTCGCCGGGGTCACGATGACGTCGGCGTCGTGCAGGACCTCCACACGCGGCCCCTGGTCGATCACAAGCTCGTCCCGGATAATCTCGATGGACTCGCCAGGCAGGCCCGTCTCCATCGTCTCCCGGATGACCGTGTTGCGCTCAAGCCGCTCCCAATCGACATAGACGTTATACTGCCCCTCGATGTCACCGTGCCGGACAAGTGTCGGCACAACGTGCGTATGCATCTGCGCGCGGCGCACATAGTGCTCCAGCAGGGCCAGCAGCTCGAACGGCTGGCTCCCATCCTCCGTGATACTATCGACGAACCTCTGCGCACGGGGGAATAGCTGATTGGTGAAGCGCGTCTGGCGCGCCTCAACCGCGTCGTGGACGAGAGGGACGAAATACTGGCTCCGGCCCGCGTAGTTCTGCAAGTGGTTCAGCCGTCCGTGATAGAGGTCCCAGTTGTCCTCGATGGACATGTTGCGGTCCCGGTGGTCCTCCAGCGCCTCGTCGATGTCCGCCCAGGCCGAGGCCAGCGCGTCGTGCACGCCTGCACGGCGGGTCAAGTCCTCGTCGCGGCTCATGAACTGCTCGGGCGTCTCCTCCGGCTCCGCGTCCATGACCCGGATGTCGTCCTCATACGGATCTGCGATAGGGTCGTCGGTCAATTGAGTGTCCTCGGCAGCGCTGAGAGATACTTACGCCCGTCGGGGAGCTGCCGCAAGGCCGCGCTCGAGGAGGCCAGCGAGAGGGGCGCGTGCGGTGCCAGCATGGCCGAGCACAGAGCGCGGTCAATGAGCAGGAAGGGAGTCTTAGGCGGCGGCCGGAACGGGTCCAGCCGAGGCACCCCGCCCATCAGCGCGCGCACGGCCCATCGGGCGGGGGTATGGACCACTAGGGACAGGCGGGAGAGCCGCTCGCGCAGGTGTCCCTCCCCGTCCTGCGGGGAGAGGCCCATGGCGGGTCGCAAGCGGAGCGCGTTCACGGCGGGGCGCAGGCCCGTGGCGTCGATGTCCGCGAAGTGATCAGGAGGGAGAATGCACGTGCGTACGTAAGGGGCCTCCAGCCTGCGCAGCAAGGGCTCCAGCAGCTCCTGCGGCGTACCGGGGGAGTAGGCATCGGCCTCGACGTGCAAGGCGTCTGACTGCGTCTGCACGAGCAGTGCCACGTAGACCTGGAGCCCGTCCGAAGCCGCCACGACATAGCGCAGCCCGTGCGCAGGGGGCGTAGCCGCCGTGACCACGCGAGCCGGGTCGTCCAGGTCGTACTTGGGAAGCGGGCGGCGCATGGCGTAGGCCAGCGCGTTCGGCACGTCCTTGCGCCCCGTCGGGAACATGTCGAGCTGGTCATAGAGGTCCTGATGCGCGGCCTCGCCTCCCACGAACTCGACCAGGCGTGCGTTGAACGTATCCTGGAGCGCCTTGATGAAGTCGTCCTTGGCGAGCGCACGGGGGGCGGAATGGTAGGCAACCGGGATGGAGACGCCCGTCTCCTGCATCCGCTTCTGAACAGGTGCCTTAAGGAACTCCGCGAGCCCGTCCTGCTCGACGCCGATCTCAACGGGATCGTAGCGCTCGGCGACGCCGAACATGTGGTCGATCATCTGGTCCGGGAGCCAGAAATGCCCTCCCGACTCCCATATGACGAGCTTGCGGCCGATCCATGAGTAGACCACGAAGCCCGTATGCGCGGAAGTTTTGTTAGCCGTCCGGGCCGGGTCGTACATAGCGTACACGGGCTCGTAGGTGCGCACGCGGGCAGAAGCGGTGAAAGTCTCTCTGCGGAAGACGCGGTCGCTGTCTGCACGGGCTCTGACCAGGAACTCCTGCTCGAACTGGCGGGAGCGCCCGTGGCGGGCATACTCCAGGCGCGTAGCGTCGATCCACTCGAGGGGGTATCGCGAAGGCCACGCGGACTGGCGCACGGACTGGTCGTCAAGGTACTCGATCGGAACGGTCATAGTCTCCCAGTCTGGAGACTGAGCGAGGCGCACGGGTAGGGACTCCGGGTTGAGCGGGGTCGCGCACATGCGTATCTTCGGATTGGGCGTCAGGGCCGGTTTCAGAGTGGCGAAGAACCAGTTAGCGACCTTCTCCCGGCCTTCAGGGGTTGCTGCGTCCTCCTCGTCCTCCAGATCGTCGATGAAGACGAAATCCGGGCGGGCATCGAGGTGCTTCGTGCCACGGAGAGACTGGCCTTTACCGAGGCACTGAATGGCGACGTTATTCGGCAGCACGATCTTCGTGGCCTGCCACGTCCGGGTATCCTGCCGTCCGAACAGGCGCTCGATTAGCTCATTGGTCTGCAACTCGTGCTTCACGGCCTGGAGGCGCTCGATCGCACGGGGCTGGTTGTCCCCGATGATCAGCCCGTTCCTGTACATACGGAACAGCGCGCCGATGATCATGACTTCTTCCGCCTTTGTCGTCTTGGCGGAGCCACGGAAGAGCATTAGAAGCACATTTGGCCGGTCTGAGAAGAGCAGCTCCTCCATTTGCTTGTGAAACGGCGCGTCTTCTTGCGGGTGCCTATGCTTGAACAGCATCTCTACCGCACGGCGGGGGTCGCGCGCCAGCAGGTGCAGGATTTTTTCGCGGATGAGCATGCTAGAGTGTAGCACCAGACTTGAAATCTGGCGAAAATTTTTTGAATAGAACAAACGGTGAACTTGCAAAATTATGCTAAAAATTTTCTGAGAATTCAAGTGTATGAGAACAAATAGTGAACTTGGAAAACTGGAGTGTAATTTGGGGGGAGAGCCAAGCGAATCATTCTCACCCCCGTCGGCGTGCTGCTACCCTGAGTTTCGCAACAAGCTCCAAACTCCAGGCGCACGCGGCGATCACAACTTTGTGATTAGACAAATGCGCAGAATGTGCGATTGTGGGGGCGCCGGTATTTTCCGGGGAACTAGAGGAGGAAGGAATGATGACATTCTACTGCTACACCACCAGCCACCAGCGCATCGCGCTCTCAGGAGACATCGTGGGCCGGATCGTGCGGGGCACCGGAGAGGTAGACCTGATCCGCATAGCATGGTCCCTGTGGGACTACGCACGGTAGGGAGGGAATATACATACTAGGGGTTGCACGGTGCACCTAGGCCCCGAGGAGGAGGGTAAACTAATGTATAAAATCAAACATAAGACCCAGCGCTGGATAGCCGCTTCCGGGTTTTACGATATCGAAAGAGCGGAAGCCTGGCTAGCTCGTTTCGACCCGCGTATGTGGGTCGATAAGTCCCTGCGCGCGGATGACTTCGAAATCGTTCCGGAGCGTGTAGCGCCCCAAGACAAGCCTGTCAAGAGGAAAGGAACCTGAAATGAGCTATGATCTCACCGCAGTGGCCTACGATTGGGGATACCCAGCCGCTGAGACTGTGTGTCCAGAGGAAATGCGGGAAATCAACCGCACCGCCTGGACGGCTCTCCGGGCCGCGATGGACGCGGCCGAGCGCGCCGCTGGGGAGTTCGCCAAAGCGAAGAAAAAGCGGGATTGGGCTCGCAAATTGGAGCGCATCCGCGCGCACGCCGCCGCCATGGCTGATGCCCGAGAACGCCTGTACACGGCCGCTGACGCGATAGAAGAGATAGTCAACCGGGCCAATCCCTACGTCGAAACAGCTACCCGCCCGTACGTGCAGCGAGCGCGCAGGCTCGTTCGGGAGGTCGCGGAGGCCGAGAAATGAAAACCATCTTCGTGCTCGGGGCGCCTGACCCCGAAATGGACGCGATCGAGCGCATGCTTACAGACGCTGGCGCGTGCTTCGAATACGCCTTAGGCCAGGACGGTTGCCGGGTTCATCCCGGCAACGCCTACGACGCCGTGCCGCCTAGCAGTGACGGTCTACACGTGGCAGTCGAATGCGGCTGGCCGGGTCAGCTCACGTTCACCTGCAATGGCGTCACGAGAATACGGGACCTGTGCGACCATCATCGCCCCGGCGATCCAGGCTACGGAGCTGGCCCGGAAGCATACTGGTGGGCCTCCTCTATCGGCCAGGTGGCCCGCCGGCTGTCGCACCACCAGCTAGACCGGCTGGAATGGACGTGGTCAGAAGCGCCACCAGACGGCCCACACGTACACGTCGTGATCACTCGCGACGGCCCTATCGTGCCCGTGCGCACCCAGCACGCCGCGCAGCGGCAATACCGTGAGACCTGGGTCGCCAAGTCTCGCTATTACACACCGCCCGAAGAGCTGCTACTCATCGCAGAGGCCGACCACACAACTAAGGCGCGTTAGCAGCGCTCCTACAATCTTAGGTAGAAAGGAAACAAAACGTGAACAAGAAGATGGCCGTCCACAAGCAGATCGAACTAATTATTGACGAAGTTCGTCATTGGTTAGGACGCGGCTCAGAATTCGAGCGGGAGTTGGACGCGCTCGATATTGAACTTACGTTATGTACGATACCCGCAGCGCGTGATGTGCAGGCACGGGCGGAAGCAATCCGAGAAATCGCACATTTTGCACATTCACACGCACTCAGGTAGACAATAACAATTGTCCATACCAACGCACGGGGGGTTATAGGTACAAATCCTGGAACCTAAGCCCCCCCTGTCTGTATATATATCTCGAAAAGATATATATATAATAGATATATTCCACCGCTCATGCTAACTAGTAGACCCCCTGCCCGTTTCTAGCTACCCCAATATAAAACCCATAGAAAAAGTCTGTTCACAGAAGTTTGACTTTTATGTTATGCACGTTCCTCTTATCAGGCTAGGCGCGAACTTTCAGCTGGAGACCCCCGTGCATCCCTTAACTCTACATTGGAACCGAACTTTAAGCGCGGAAGATGTCATCCGCCTGCTCGCTGGCGACGACGGCGACCGGACGGCAGCGGCAGAAGCCTGGATCAGATATGATCTCTCCAGCGGTTTCCGCCCGCGACTGGCCCGCTACGCCTACACCCGCTTCGAAAACCTGGACTTCAATGAAGTCATGGACGTGGGGTTCACCACGCCCCCCCGTGCATTCAATTTCTTGCTCCGGCTTGCCATCAAGTCCGGTAAATGGCAGGAGGATTGGAACATATCTCCGCTGGAAATGCAGGATCTGTTCGTGAAAGTCGGCTTCACGAAAACCGCGCTCATCGATGAGTTAAAGGCTAGTCCGACAACGGTCTATTCCTGGCTTTCGACCGGCTATGTGCCGTGGTACTCGGACAATGGCTCTGATATGGTCCTGGATGAAGCTGTATGGGGAGCTCGAACCAACTACGCCGTGCACGCCATAATGGCAAGGAACCTGGAGCGGGCAGCCAGGCATCCAATCGACCATCCCGCCCCCAAATACCTCGCTAAGGGGAGCCGGGAGCGCAATGGGCCTATCTTCACAGTGACTGACTTGGAGGAAGCCTTGGACGGGCCTTACGATCTCAGGGTGCTGGAAGCACGCGCGCTGGTGGACATGACCCTCCTGCCCTTAGCCATTCTGGCTTCCGAGCTGGACGTAGCGTCACTCACGGTCAGTAACTGGCGCAAGAACGGCATAGACCTGCGCCAGGTGGTCAACCACTATCGTATAGCATCCATGCTGAAGGTTATGGCCCCCCGTGCACGCGAACTGCTGCTCGGCGCAGGTTCAAAAGCCGTGCAAGCAGGAATTCAAGTCCTCGAGAACTGGCCTCTAAACAACCGTATAGCGAACCTGGAGCAATCTCAGATACTGTTCAAGCGCAATCTTATCGATCCTTACAACCGGCCTGAACGGAAGCCTCCATCGTTCTACTCAGACCGGGTACCGGCAAAGCGCTTCCGCCGGAATCCAAACGCGCCTATTGACGGGGTGCTCGAAATAAAGCCTGATCCTGACCCTAGCCCCGACGAGCCCAGCCTCAGCCCCCCCGCCGTGCCTGCCGGACCGCCTCCCGCGCCTGACCCCGAACGCGCGGTGCGCGAGGCCTTCGGCTTGGATGAATCCCCCGTGCCTACAGCGCCTTTGACGGAAGAAGAACGCCAGCGTATACGCGCCGCGTTTGAAGGCTGACTGCAAAAAAGGACTTGACAGACCAGCACAAATCGAACATAATATACGTGGTTTAGAAAGGAGCGACTGCGTGACAATCATGCGGGCGCCGCTCGACGCCCGCCCTCAGAAGGAGACCATGCATGGAGGACGAAACTGTGATCTATCCCGACTGGGTATACATCGACGAGTTGGAGGCCACAGACGTGGAGCGCGAGCTGGCGGACGTACTCCAGAACTTGGGCTTTCATGGGCGTGGTGTTTTGCATCAGGATGGCATCATCGCACCGATCTACCTGCGCCAGGCGCGGGCTTTGAGCACGGCCAAGGAGTTGAAGGCGCACCTTGTACGGTTGCTCACCGAGTGAAGGAAACCTGCTATGCTCTATCCTAATCTCGCACGCGCACTAAGGCATAATCTGGAATACGCGAGTAGCGGCTACTACGCGCTTTTAGATGCCATAGCGTTCGAGGAACTGCTTGAAATCCTCGATGGTAACAAGCGCCTGGACCGCCTGTATGGCAAGCCTCCAGTCTATGACTTTGAAACAGGTGAATGGACGATAGGCAGGACCTCTAATGAAAAGGCTTGAACTGTGGCTCGCCATGCAGCGCGAGATACGCGGCTCGCCAGCCTACCGCCGGGCCGCCCGTGCTTGGGACCGTCTAAAAAAGGAGACAGCCTGTGAACGACAGGACCATGATCATTCTGCTTGCGCTGTGGGGCCTGTTCGGCTTCGCGCTTCTCGCCGCCCGTCTCGCGCATCACGCGGGGTTCTGAAATGCCCACAAGGTTCATGATCGACATTGAGACCTTGGACACGGCCGTGATCCTTGAGATTGGCGTAGTCCGTTTCGACCCCGCTAAACCAGAGGCTAGCTGGGCGCGATACCAGTATTTCCCGATCCTCTCCCAGCGCGGCCGCACAATCGGGAAGCAGTCCAGCGATGCCCGTGATGCGCAGGCATCAGCGAAAAGAACGCATGTCCTGGCACGTGCCTGCGCCGAAATAGGCCGCCTATGGTGCGATGCTGGAGACGATCTTGAGATATGGGCTAAGCCGCCGTCGTTCGACCTGGAGATACTGTGGCACGCGGCCGAGGCAGAGAATATAATCCTGCCGAGCCGCCGGACGTGGCGCGACGTGAGAACCTTGCTGGCGTGCGTTCCGCCTGGCCCGGAGCCTGCTAACGCCCTGCCGCACTCGGCCTTGCAGTACGCGCTCCACCAGGCGCGTACCGTGTCTGCTATTTTGAGGAGGCTGCATGGCCAGGCTGAGTAAAGGGCTCCCTGTCCCCGAGGACATGCGGCCTATTGTCGAGCGGCTTGACAAGGACCTGAGGGTCGCCGCCCGTGCCATGAGCCGGGAGGAGGCGCGTATGCTTGTGGACACGCGCCTCCAGATGCAGAAGGACCGTATCCGCGCACGCGCGCGGCTGCGGGCTACGGGCGACTTGAAGGCCGCCCGCTCGCTTGAATGGCTCGGCAACCAGTTCGAGCTGCTGGAGCGGCGGGTCGACCTCTTGCTCGGCCTCTATGTCGAGCAGCACGAGATTGGCCCGTGGCTGAGCCGCGTGCGCGGTGTCGGCGACATCCTCGCGGCTGGCCTGATCACGGCGATCGACATCGAGAAATGCGAGACGGCAGGGGACATCTATGCCTTCGCGGGTGTCCCGTGCGTCGGCCAGGTATGGGAGAAGGGCAGGAGGCGGCCGTGGAACGCGGCGCTGCGCCGCTTGTGCTATAACATCGGCGAGTCGTTTGTGAACGTCTCGGGCAACCCTGACGCTTACTACGGACAGATCTACCGCGCGCGGAAGGAGTACGAGTGGAAGCGGAACCTGACGGGCGAGCTTGCGGATCGCGCACAGGAGCGGCTGAAGGTCTTTCGCGGCACCAATGAGAGCTGGCGCAAGTGGTATGAGGGTGCGTATAGCGGTATAATCATAACCGCCACCCGTGCAGGCGATGAGTTTTTCCGCGCAGGCTTCGACGCGCAGCACCTGGACGGGCTCACCGAGGCCCTATTCCTGAAGGTCCGCTCGGCGGACAAGGAGGAGAAGAAGCTGGAGGGGGTTCTGCCCGAACCCTTATGGCGGCCCGGCGTGCCCATGCTCAGCCCGGACCATATCCACCGCCGTGCGAAATGGTTCGCGATCACGATCTTCCTGAGCCACCTCTTTACCGTCTGGTACCGAGTGCACTTCCAGAAGGAGCCGCCCAAGCCGTTTCCTGAGCGGGTGCTCGGCCATGTGCACATTCTGCCGCCGCCTGATTTCGCAGCCGAAGGAGCTTAAGATGTGGGCCGATAACAAAGATGGCAAGGCATCCAGGTATCACGCCGATGGCGCGGTAATTCTCGTACACCGCTGGCTGTCTATTGCCGACCGGTGGTTTCTCACGGCTGCGTTTGTCAGTATAGACAAGTACGAGCTGAATAGCCGAGAGTTTGAAGACGCGAAAAAAGAAGCTGTGGACATCGTTCGCACCCGGCTGCGGCGCTTGCTTGAGAGTTTGGATGGAGACCAAGCTGGCTGAGATCGCCTTCGTCCTCTTTATCCGCATGTTCAAGTTCGCGCTCGCGTCGGCCGTGTGCGCGCTGACCCTGATGTTCATTATCGCCGTGCTTTGGAGACGCCATGATCGAGGCCCGCCCTCCGTATAGCCATACCCATATGGCGGACTTCGACATCTGCCCGAAGCGCTATCTGCACAAGCACGTGCTTCGGGACTGTCCTCCAGAACCACCGTCAGAGGCGCTTCTGGAGGGCCGCAGAGTGCACGAGGCCATTGCTAGCTATCTGGCTGGCCGCCCGGATGCTCCGGAGCCCGCCAGCAAGCTTCCTACGCGGTTCCGTGGCACGTCTCCGGATCAGGGCGAGGTCCTGGTCGAGCGCAAGCTGGCGATCGACGGGCACGGGAGGCCGGTGTCCTGGCAAGGGTCCTATTATCGAGGGACCATCGACTTCGCTATTGTCAAGCCGCCGGTTGCGCTCCTGGTTGATTGGAAAACGGGCAAGCGGCGGGAGAACCCGGCCGAGCTGGAATTTCACGCACTTTTGATCTCCTGCCATTGGCCAGGGGTCGAGACAGTCTCCGCGCAATATGCTTGGCTCAGAGACGAGTGCTTCGGGCAGGAGTTCCGCATCCCCGTGAAGCGGCTGCTCGAGCAGCACCGCAAGAAAGTCGAGGCCATGCAGGCGAGCACGTTCGAGGCCAGGCCCGGACCGCTCTGTGGCTGGTGTCCTGTCAAGGTGTGCAGCCATAACAAGACCTAGATGGAAAGAGAGTTCTAAAGGAGGTAAGGCGTGTTAGGGTTCAGTAAAGTGGACGAGCTGATTGTAGTTCTCGATCATGTCGAGGCTATAATCAGGAGAGGTAGGATCGTCGAGGCCAGGACAATATCTGGCAAGTGCTATGAATTTAACTTCCACAGCAGTAACGACGCGGCCGACGCGGTTAGAAAGGCGCTGACTTTGATTTCCGGAAAGGCGGCCGTTCTCAGAGCGATCTAAATGGAAAGAGAGTTCTATAGCGCACGAGAGACCTGGAAAAACGGAGAGTTCTAACTGAGGCAGAGGGAGGATCAGATGAGACGCTGCCAGTGTGGCGCGCCTGTTGAGGCTGACGTGCCCGAGTTCGTAAACATTTTCTGCTCGGAGTTCTGCCGGGACAAGTGGCTTGCACGCTACCTGCCCGTTAGCTGCCGCTGGTGCGGCGAGGCCGCCGATCGCCAGGAAGCGATCGAGGTGCAGGACGACGGTGGCCTGTTTCACGCCTTCTGCTCCGGCACGTGCGCGGAGGAGTGGAGCGCCTATTACGCGGAGAGGACGTTATGATCGCGGAGTGGTATCTGTTCTATCAGCGGCTCGTGATCCTTTCGGCGATCGGGGCCTTGCTTTTCACGGTGCTGCGATGACGCCGGAAGGCAAAGTTAAGCAGGCTTACCGCGCTCTACTGAAAGAGCGCGGGGCCTATTTCTTCTCGCCTGTGCAAACGGGGCTTGGGCGCCGCACGCTAGACGATCTGATCTGCTACCGTGGATGGTTCATCGCGATCGAGGCCAAGGCGCCGGGGGGGAAGCTGACAGACTATCAGGAGCAGACCGCGCGGCAGATCGAGGCGGCCGGTGGCCGGGTGCTGCGCGCACCGGCCTTGAGCGGGATCGTGCGCCTGCTGGATTGGATTGATAGGGAAGAAGATGCCTAAATACCCCCCAATTACCTACGCCCTATTGAGCAGTAAAAAGGTCTGCTCTACGCAACTAGCGCGCTTTCGCGTCTATTTCGGGGATGGCCCTGCTCCCTTGGATGACGGGAGTGCCCGTAAGTATGCCGATGACTTTAATTTTTGCGGGGCAGCAGAACACCTCCTGGATCACGCAGACAGTGTGAAGTTCCGGGAAGCTGAGAATTGCGCGCATAGGCTGTGGAAAGAGAAGTACCGCAGTGCCTGCCTGGCGAAAGGCAGAATTCTAAAACTAGCGCGTGGGAAATATAATTCTGCAGTGGTAAGGGCGTGGCAGAGATGTGACGCCGCAATAGGGATGGGTCCAGTAGATAGGTCTCGCGAATATGATGCTTCCGTGGTTAAGGCCTGGGACGACCTCGAAGCCGTATGCATTCCTGAGTGGCGGTTATGGGACAAAAAAATGACTGGGGCGCAGTCTGCATATAGCGAAGCTGTAGCTATTGCCTTCGTCCGGCTGTATCGGGGGGAAAGCTAAAGACGAGTTTGAAGCTAGAGCACAAGAGCGTCCTAAAAAATGAGAGCATCGAAACTTGAGAGTACTGTCACGCGCGAGCGTCAGAGAGAGTCCAGAGCTGTGCCCTGAGAGCGTGCTGTCCTGTAGGAGCCTGCTATGAGCCCGTATGAGTCTCTACACACCTATACAGCTTTCCCACGCGAGGGGCCTCCGCCCCCCGTGTGGGGGGTCTACCGCAAGGGAGTGCTTCAGTATTGGAATCGATCGTGGTGGGCTGCCAAGTGCTGGGCGCGCCGGTGTTGGTTCAGCTCGGAGCTGGAGTTGAAGAGGCTGGTCTTCGAAAGGAACTCTGAGTGTTTGGCTTCACCTGCATTGACTTCGAGACCTACTTCGACTCCGATTACACACTCACCAAGCTGACTACGGAAGCCTACGTACGCGATCCGCGCTTCGAGGTTCTGTGCGTCGCGATTGACGGTAAAGCCTATCCGCCATCGCACGTGGCCAAAGCACTTGCCGCCGTGAATTGGGACCAGCCCGTGCTCGCGCATCATGCGCAGTTCGACGGCCTGATCCTCTCGCATCACTTCGGCCACAAGCCTCGTTTGTGGCTCGATACGATGAGCCTGGCGCGGTACCGGCACGGGCCGAACCAGAGCCTGTCGCTGGCCAATCTGGCTGCGAAGTACGACTTGGCTGAAAAGAGCGTGCCCTATGAGGACTTCAGAGGCAAGCGCTGGGCGGACATGGGTCCGCTCCCGCGGGACAGGCTCATGGAGGGCTGCGCGCAAGACACGCGCCTGACGCGCCAGCTCGCCGAGCAGCTTCTGCCAGGCGTGCCTGCGGTCGAGCTGGGTATGATGGACATGACCATCCGCATGTTCACTGAGCCGCGCCTGGACATCGACCGGCATACGCTCGTCACGTTCCTGGGCGACGAGGCCGCGCGGAAAGAGTCCCTGCTCAAGGAGCTTGGCCTCGATGCCAAGGTCTTGCGTTCGGACCGCCAGTTTGCCGCGCTCCTTGAGAACGAGTTCGACATCGACCTGCCTCTGAAGCCCGGCAAGAACGGTCCGATCCCTGCCACGGCGCGCAAGGATGCGTTCATGGAGGACGCGCTGGCGGGCGAGTATGGGGAGGACGTGAGGCTTTTTTGCGAGGCTAGGCTGGACCTTAAGAGCACAATGGCCCCCAGCCGTGCGCAGCGCCTGATCGACATGGGCGGGCGAGGCCGCGCGTGCGTCTACATGGGCTACAGCGCTGCGCATACGCGCCGTTGGGGCGGCGGCGACAAGATGAACTTCCAGAACTTCCCTCGTGAGGACACGCCTGGAGGGAAGCTGCGCCATGGCCTGCGCGCGCCTGCGGGGCACGTTCTGATCAAGGCGGACCTGGCGCAAATCGAGCTGCGCGTGAATGCCTGGTGCGCAGATCAGGAGAATACGCTTCAGGCGCTGCGCGAGGAGCGGGACATCTATTCCGAAAGCGCGTCAGACTATTACGGGCGCAAGATCACCAAGGCGGACGTGAAAGAGCGCCAGGCATTCAAGGTTGTGAACCTGTCGGGCCAGTTTGGCCGGGGGCACAAGCGCCTTTACGAGCTGCTGCGCAAGACTGGCATCACGCTGGAGCAGGCCGAGGGCATGACGCAAGCCTGGCGAAGGAGGAACGACCGCATCGTGCAGTCCTGGCGCGATGCTTCGAACGGCCTGGAGACGCTGGCTGGCCAGCGGGACCGGTTCAATCTGCTGAAGTGCGGGATCAAGCCTGGCGAGGTTCTATTGCCTTCTGGCCAGCGGCTGCTGTACGTCGTGCGGTGGCAGGAGGACCAGAGCTGCTGGGCCCGGCTGCACCGCAAGTCGATGGTCCGGTTCCGGCCACCCACGCTCTGCCAGAACATCGTGCAGTCTATCGCGCGTGACGTGCTGGCCTTGAAGATTTTCGAGGTGTTCAAGCACGTGCATGTGTGGCCCGTGCTCTCGTCTCACGACGACGCGTGCTGGCTGATCGAGGAGCGTGACCTGGAGGACTGGACCGAGTTACTAGAGGGCGTCTTTACCGCGCCTGTTCCATGGCTGCCGGGCTTGCCTATCCGCTCGGAGATCAAGACAAGCAAAACCTACTTCATGGCTTAGCTAGAGGCGTTAGAGCGTACTGATCCATCTGAGCTAGAGATGTTCGAGCTGTCCTGACCGAGCGGACTTACCAATATGAGCAGCTTCCAGCGTCCTATGGACGATCCTGACTGGCGCTATCCGTGGCCTGGGGCCTATAAGCCCACGGCCAAGCAGCTGAACACGTCGCCGTTTCTTGTTGCTAACCGCCGTGCGTTCGATTTGAGCGAGGTACGCACGGGGAAGACCTACGCGGCTCTGTGGGCCGCCGACTTCCTGATGCGCCAGCATCCTCCAGGCAAGTTCCGTGTGCTCATTGTAGCGTCCCTGGAGATTATGGACCTGGTATGGGGCCGGGCGATCATCGAGCTGTTCGGCGGGGATAGGCGGTCCATCGCGCTCAAGGGAGACTACAAGCGCCGCCAGAAGCTTCTGGCGCGGCCTTACGACTTCTACCTTATCAACGCGGATGGCCTCACTGCGCGCGGGATCGCGGATATGGTCAAGGCGCGCCCCGATATTCAGTGCCTTATTGTGGACGAGGCCTCGGCCTACCGTCATCCCGAGACCATGCGCCACCGCACACTGCGCAAGATCGTCGAGAGCGGCAAGCCTTACCTGTGGCTGCTGACTGGCACACCGTGCTCGCAGTCTCCGATGGACGCCTACGGGCTGACCTGGCTCGTGCACGGGCGGCCGGGGTCGAAGGCCACGGTCCGCGACCGCCTGATGTATCTTAAAGCGCCTGGGAGATGGCTACCGCGGGCGGACGCGGATGAGAAAGTGGCGCGCATGCTCCAGCCCGCCGTGCGGTGGACACGCGAGCAGTGCAAGGAGCTGGAGAACGCGCCGCCAGAAACCTGGCATGTCGAGCCTTCAGCCGAGCAGAAGGCCGCGTTCAAGAAGCTTCAGAAGGAGTGCATCCTGCGTGTTCACGATGGCGTGATCGACGCTGTAAACGCCGCGGTGCTGCGGGGGAAGCTCTTGCAGATTGCGGCGGGATGCGTATATGACACTGAGCACAATTCACGCAAGATAGACAACGCTAGCCGCGTGGCCACGCTGAAAAAGATCATCGCCGAGGCACCCGCCAAGGTAATCGTACTTTCAACATGGAACAGCGTGCTGGCGGACTTGGAGGAGAAGATTGAGAACTCAGTCCGCATCGATGGCACGCTTGCGGGCAACGACGAACGTCAGGCGCGCTGGCGGGCCTTTCTCGATCCTGCGGGGCCGAGGGTACTTCTCGGCCAGGTTCAGCTCGTGGCTTATGGGCTCGATCTGACTGTGGCGGCTACGACGGTTTGGTTCTCGCCGACGGACGTAACTGAGCATTACATCCAGGCCAATGGCCGCACGGGGGGGCCGAAGCAGAAACTGCGTGTGCAGACCATCCACCTGACAAGCTTCGAAGCTGAACGCAAGGTATATGACAAGCTGTTGAAAAATAAAGACTTTCAAGACACTGTGCTAGACATTATAAGAGAGGAGACAGTGTGAGTGCAGATCTGGAGAAATGCTCGGATGACGGACTGATCACGACCTACCTGCAAATCCGGGATCAGGTCGAGTCCATCAAGGAGAGCCACAAGCGGGAGCTGGAGCCCTATGGGCGCGTGCTTGCCGCGATCGATGCCGAAATGACGGCGCGGCTGCAAGCCCGTGAGGCCAAGGGCACGCGAGGTACGGCGGGCCATGCCTATCTCGAAGAGCTGACCAGCTTCACAATCAACGACCGGGAGCTTTTTTATGACTGGGTCATTGACAACGGCCGGTTCGACTGGCTAACGTCGCACGTCTCGAAGGACGGGATCAAAGCGTGGCGGGAGGAAAATCCCGGCAAGCCGCTACCGTCCTTCGTCTCATCCTCAAGCATCCTGAAAACCAAATTCGTCAGAGCTAGAAACACATGACACAAGAACTGCCTGGATATCTGCGCCGCTTCGAATACTGGCATGACCCTGCGCAAGCAAACCGCGAAGCCCGTGAGACTAAGCAGCGCCCAGCCTATATCTCACTCCAGGACGACCGTTTCAACCTCGTGAACGACGATGGAGAAATTCTGGCACGCCTCGATGAGCTGACTGGTGTCGTGGCTTATGTGAAGAACACACCTCTGCATATTTTCTACGGGGAAGAATACAACCCTAACGAGACTAAGCCGCCAGTCTGCGTGTCTTACGATGGTAAATACCCTCACTCTGAAAGTAGTGAGCCACAGAACCCTGACTGCGCGACATGCCCACAGCATAAATTCGGAAGCAAGAAGGGGTTCTACGGCGGGAAGAGCCGGGCCTGCCGGGTCCGCCGCCCCATGATCTGG